GGCCCCAGTGGCGCCTGGTAGCCCCATGTCGCCCTTAGGGCCCCGTTCGCCCTTCTCACCCTTAGGGCCCTGCTTGCCGACGAGCCCCGGCACACCCCTCAAACCGACCTCACCACGGTCACCCTTCCGTCCGCGGGGGCCGGTCTCGCCGGGCGGCCCAGGAGGTCCGGCGGGCCCCGCGGGTCCGGTAGGGCCGGGGTCGCCCTGAATGCCCTTGATGCGCCCCTTGAGGATCGCCGTCTGGAGCGCCGTGACCTCCTTGCGGACCGTCGCCATCTCCCCTTCGATCCGCGTCATGTGCAGCGGGGCGACAGGGTTTCTGTTGACGAGGTCCCGCAGCCGGTTCTCACCCGCCACGAGCCTGTCGTGCACATCGATGACGCTCACCTGCGGGTTCAATCGCGTCAGCCTCACGTGAGACGTCCACTCCCGCGGATTCGTGTCGTCGCCCGGCACGATCACCGGCACGTCGAAAACACCCCGAACATTCACCGTCGTCGTCTGCACCATCGAGCCGGCGCCGTCGGTGACCACTCGCGGGTCCGGGGAGACGTGAAGCGTCCCCTCAACCGGCTCGCCGCTCGCGTTCACCAAGTTGCCGGTGATACGCCCCATTGCCATATTCAGTCGTCCTCTCCCCTACTCGGGTTCCCAGGGCCGCGCAGGATGACGGCCACGTCGCCTTCAATTCTCTCAAGACGCTCCATCACTCCAGGACGCCGAGGAACACCGGGCCGGGCCTCGGCACCGTTCCAGTCCTCAAGAAGGTTGTCAAGACGACGCATCAACTTACGCAACCACATGCCGAAACCCGTGAGCGCCCCCACTGTGGAGACCAATGGGATCATCATGTCGATATCGATGAAGAACCCGTGACTCATAGCATCACACTCCAGAAATTCTCTCTTGACTCCACACTGTCGAATCTCATCCGCCCGCTCTTGAACGCCGCTCGCAGCACCTGAGAGAATGGCGACGAGCGATCCAGCAGCAACTCACCGTCATCGGGCCTCACTGCGTACGCGTACCGCTGACCACCCTTCGGCAGACGTTTCTGCACCCAGTAGTCGCGCTCCGCGATCCACACGCTGAACACGCCGGCACGTGTCCTCACAATGCCGACGCAGCGCGCATGAGGCGGCTTCCTCCCCAGCAGCGCGGGTGTGTCGTCGGCGAACTCGTTGTCGATGGCGTACTTCGCGTACTCGGGGCTGGCCGTTCGTATGAATCGGCCGAACTTCGTCTCGGACACACGGTCCGCGAAAGCCTCGTTGTCGATGATCTCGCACACCACGTACCCGCTCCCCCGCCGCTGGAACGACTTGCCGGGGCTCAGACGCCACTCCACGAAGTACGGGTTCACACTCCGCACCGCGTTGGACAGCATGAGCACGCGCACCCGATCCTGGTTGCGGTCGATGGTCGAGTACAGATCCAGGAACGTGTCCACCTCCCCCGGGAGGTAGCGGCGGCTGCCCGTCTCGATGATGAACTCGTCGAAGATCATGATCGTCACCTTCGGGTACGACACCGACTTTAACGTCGCCGCACTCGACAACGCGATGAAGTACCCCATCGTTATCCACGGCGCATCCTCATCGCCCCGTCGCCTGTACGAGGCTGTGCGCCCCGCGACGCGGAACTCGTAGTCCGGGAACTCCGCAGCGATATCGTTGAAGAAGGTGGACACGTGCTTCAGCTCCGTCTTGAACCGACGCACGTACACGAACTCCTCGCCCTTGCGGATGGCGTTGCGGATGACCAGCCGCTTCGCACCGTACGTCTTCCCGAGACCTCGTGCACCTACCGCCATGTTGATGGTCCCGCCGTACGACAGGAGGCGGTCGAAGGAGTAGTAGGGCAGATCAGACATAGCGCCTCAACTCCCAGGAGCACGAACCGAACATACTCAGTGATCCAACATTGGGTTCGGGATGCCCGTCCGGCCCTCGAGCACCGATACTCTCCCAACCACCGTCGCCGCCGGTGCAGTACTCGATGTGTCCTCCCCCACTGTACCAGCGGCACACGACGAGGTCGCCCTCTCGTACTTGATCCGCGGCATCGAACGGGCCTGAACCCGAGGCGACGACCCAGCCGGTGGACGACCCGTAGATCTCCGCGGTGCCCCCACTGCCGATGTCGATGTTGCAGCACGTCATGTACAGCCACCAACAGAACCCCGAACAGTCCGTCACGCCGGTCCTGTCCGGGTGCAGCCTCGCCTCGTACCACTGGTGGTACTCGAACTTGCCAATCGAGTCCCACGCCAGCTTCGTCATGGCCTTGATGCCCTCACCGACAGGTCCGCCGCCACCGCCGCCACCACCGCCCTGCCCTTCGGAGGACTTGTCTTGCCCTTTGGAGGAGGCTTTCCAGTACCCGTTGCCGGCCGGATAACAGCGCGCCTTGGAGCCGTCGGAGCACACCACCGTCAGCGACCCGTCGTGAGCCTGCTTGACATGCTTGACTTTCTTGGCGTCCTTCTCCTTGTCAGCCGCCTCGTTGCCGCGGTGGTCCTGCGAGTCGCCTGGATTCAGCTCCACACCGCCGGTGTCCAGGCGGGAGATCATGTCATAGGCGATCTCGTAGCGCTGTCCGACGGCGTACCACTCCCCCGAGTACTTGATCGCGGCCGAGATGGAGTCCAGTGTCGCCGGGTGTCCCGCGCCCTGGACGATACCCGGGAGGATTCTGCCGTAGTTGCCCCACCGGTGCATGACGACGATGAGCATCATGCACGCCTCCGTCTCGGACTCCGGGTCCAACCCTAGTTCCTGGCAGCGGGGAATATAAGACCCCTCCAGGTCCTCCAGCATCTGACTGTTCTGAATGCGGTGGCCGTCGGCCGAGTCCAGCGCCCCCGACAACGCGCTTCGGTCGGCCCCGGACAGATACTGATACTTACGGGCCCCGATAGTCCAGGAACCCTTGCCCTCCCCGAGCCAGCCGTCAACGGTGGGCCCGAAGGAGGTTCCGGACGGGAAGCGCATCAAAAGATCATAGGCACGGCCTTGTGTCCACTGACCAATACCCAAAGAGAGTGTGTCCGGCGCCGAGATGATGCCGTAGTCACCGCCGGCCTCCACCGTCGCCAGCACGGCGATGATGCACTTCTTGTGAGTATCGTCGAATGCCAATCCCAGCACCCCTTTCAGCGGAGCGGCGGGCCGACCGTAGCCAACCCGCCGCCCATCTCTTCAGCACGTGTATCAGTGGATCTTGATGTTGCAGGAGTCGCGCTTCATGAGGGTCTTCTTGTCGGCCGGGCCGAGACCGATCACCTCGACGGTGTAGGTGCCCGCGACGTTCGCCTGGAACAGCCCGGTGACCTGAGACCAGATGTAGGCGCCTTCCCACCCACCGCCGGTGGGGGCCTGCCAGTTCTTCTGAATACCGCCGTCGGGGCCGGTGACCCTGATACCCCACTGGAGGTCATGGATGGCGCGGGCGTCGTGACGCAACTGAGCCACAACGGTGATCACGTCGTTGGCGGTGAGATCGATGTTCCCGCCGAACAGCGGCCTCTCCTGGTCCTGGGTGAGTGTGATGGTCGTGTCGCCGACGGCCCACGGGATCTCCTTGTAGCGGGTGCGCACCGTCTTCGCCGCGTCACCGGCGGCGGTGGCCTTGTTGATACTGTCACTGAGCGACGACACAGTCTGAAGGGCACTGGAGGAGGCCTTGGCGGCCTCGTCGGCGCGGGTGGAGGCGGCCTGTGACGCGGCCTGAGCTGCGGTGGCCTTGTCCTGGGCGTTGGTGGCCACAAGCCCCGCCTCGCGCGCCGTGGACCCCGCCTGCTCGGAGTCGTTCAAGGCCTTGGTGGCCTTGTCGAGAGCACGGGAGGACTCGCCCTTAGCCAGGGTCGCCTCACTCAGGGCGGCAGCGGTCTGGCTCTTCGCCGTCTTGGAGTCCTCAAGCGCGTCGTTGGAGGCCTGGAGAGCACTGGTAGCGTCGCGAGAAGCCGCCTTGGACACGCTGATAGCGCCACCCAACTCCTCATCGATCTTCTGCATAGCGGCATTGCCGTCGGCCAGGACGTCGTAGCGGTCGTTGGCGACGTAGATGGGCAGGCCAAAGTTCTTGGTCTTGTTGGTAGCACTCATCGAAGCTTCCTGTTCTGAATATCGTGAATCTGCATGTTCTTCATGTTGTCGGCGGGGGTCTCCAGGAAACCCTCACCGGTGCGGGACGCCTCGTACAGGTCGGACACGACGCGCTGCATGGTGGTGCGCTGGCCCGTCCAGGGCGAGTAGACTCGTTGCCCGTCGAGTAGTGCGAGGATGTACTCCCCATTCGTCTGGAGTTCGCCGATGGTGTACGGCCACTCCCCGATCTCACCGACGGTGAAGCCGTAGCGGGCGTAGTCACTCGCCTTCAGCCCGTTGACGAACGCCTGGTTGCACAGGTCCTTGATGAAGTCGTTGAGATCACAGGTCTCACCGGACAGCGGGTTGAAGACGACGACACCGTCGGTCTCCAGCCTGCGCTTGACCCATGCGGTCAGCGACTCCTGGAAGAGGCGGAACTCGTCGTCGTACTTCGAGACCATCTCAACCAGCTGGTCGCGTAGCTGGCGTGGCAGCACGTGGTACTGCTCCAACTCCGCGTGCACGTCGCCAATGAGCCTGGCGATACGCGTGTTGTAGTCCGCTGCCAGGTTCTGGAGGTTGTTGGACAAGTTGTCCTTCAGACCCCCGTTCACCCACTTGCGGAGTTCCTCCAGAATCTGCAAGTAGGTATACCCGTCCCTGTACGTGAACGGGACCGTGTTCGTCAGTCGGTAGTCGCTCGGGATGAGGAGGTAGTCATCCGTGCGGATAACATCTTCTACTTTCCACGGAGCGTCCGGAATGTTCGTCTGAACCTCAGTACCAGATCCCATAACCGTGGTGCCTCCTTCCTGAGAAACCGTCGTTGCTGGAGTAGATGCCCATGAACAGTGTCTCCAATTCGTCGATGACCATCATATCAATGTTGGCGAAAGTAGACCTCCAGGCGTCGATGAGAGCTGGTGCGTGCCCTGTGTACCCCCAGGTGTGCGACTCGTTGCCACTGCCTGCTGAACTCGTGCTGTCGCTACTTGTCTCCGACGACCCGCTGGTCTTGACGTCGTTGGTCCCATCACCACTACTGTGGTTGTCGCGTGCCGACGTTGCGTAGTCCCGGTTCCCGGCCAGCATTGTCTGCGGCGTCTCAGAATCAACAGTGCGCGCCTTGGAATTCGTCGTGGACTCAGTGAGGCTGGAGGACTTCTCGCCACGATTCTGTTTCGCGGATGACGATGCGTGGGAGTTGGCACTGCCTTTGGAGTGCATGTCCTGAGTGGACAATGGGTTGATGTCCGCCATCATGTTTTCAGCCTGGTACCACTTGTTGTAGTACGGCATGATCTCAGCCATCTTCGTCCGAAGCTGACGGATGAACATGTCTACCGTCTCCAGACCGATCTCCCGGTAGTAGTAGTGGTCGATGATCTTCGCGTTCAGGTACTCCCGGTACTGCTCATCGAAGATCGGGTAGTCCGACAGCCCGATGTGATCGGCCCCCACCATGTCCACGACATTGCGGAGTTCTATAGTGAAATCAGCCACGCTTGTGCGCCTCCTCCATGTTGGTACTGCCCAGCGCCGCGTTGCCCTCTCCGACACTGCCGGCGACCGACGAGGCGACCGCGTACTGCGCTGACGACATCTCGTCGAGATTCCACTCGCATGTCACCTCAAGCCCGTACTTCTTGGAGATCTTCTCCGCTGCACGCATCCGCTCGTTCAGGGCGACCGCTCGCATGGCGAGGACCTGCCCGGACGCTCCGGACGCCTCCTCCACGACCATTCGTTCCTTCTTCTCGTTGTTGACGTTCATGATGCCGAGCATCGTCATGCACTCGTTCCACACGCGCGCCTTGGCCTCCTGCATGTCCTTGATCTGTCCAGGTTTGTAACCCAGATCGAACATGGAGACCTTGTTGCTGATATTCTCGGGCGACAACTGTGACGACCCGAAAATCACCGGCTGACCCTCAATCACCTTGTTGAACGATTCCTCAAACGTCTTGCGCTCGTTGACATCGACGGCGAAGACGACGGGGTGCCTGGCCGTGAGCATGTTGATCTCGAAGGTGCGGTCGATGGCGGCCAGCCGCTGAGAGTACAGGGACACAATCTCCAGGTCGGGTATGCGGGTCTGGTTCGCCCAGATGGGGACGCAGTCCGCAGCGGAGAGTTGCCGTGAGAACAGCTGGTTCCCGTACACTGTGAACCCCGTCGGGTCGTCGTACATGTTGACCGCGCCCAGACCGGACGCGCGCAGCGCGAGGAACTTGTCGAATTCCTCATCGAAGTAGAACACTGCCAACGCCTGTTCGAAGAGAGTCATCTCCAGGTACCGCTCACTGATAGTGTCGGGCATGCCGGACCACTTGAAACGGTTGGAGCACATCTCCGTCAGAGTGCGCTGGTACATGCGGATGAGCGCCTGTTCCCGCGCCATCGCCGTGTTCTGGTTGTAGTGCTCTCCGACCGCCACGCCGGCGGTCGTGGGGTAGATATAGTTGCCGACGTAGTCGGGCCTCTTACCATGCGCCAATGTGAATCCCCTTCAGCGGTTCGTTGTCGCCGATCTCCTGGCTGCCGATCGTAAATTTCTTGTGGTGTACGGTGACACCCTTCTCGAAGATGCCGCGAATGGCCTGTTTGAACCCTTCAGGGCACGTGGCCGCACGCAGGTAGCACTCCTTCATCTGCCAGTAGGTGAAGTTCTGCATGCACCTGAAGTCCTTCGGAGGCTTCGTGAAACAGTTCATGGCGTACCCGTAGCGGAGCCAGAACTCTCCAATCCGCCACATGGCGCCGACGTTTAGTAACTTCTGACGCAGGCAGATGGACCACCCCTCGACGGAGAGGATGAACGCGTCCCCACCACTCTGCCCACTGGTCGTCGGCTGAATGACTTCAGCGTCCTGGACCTTCGCGTTGATGCCCGCAATGGCGTTGGCGTAGTCACCGTTGGCGGCGAACTTGGCCATCTCCAGATTGGAATCCGCGAAGTACTGCGAATAGGAGTTCTTCAGCCCCGTCATGGCGGTGGCCGCTTCACTCCTCATACGCTGGTTCTCCAGCGCGGCCCCGTACTCGTTGCCCATCGCGTATCCTGCGGTGAGGCCGTTGATGGCACCGCCGAGGATGTTGCCGCCCAGCGCGGACCCGATAGCGCCCCCGATGGCGTTCACACCCTGCCGCATGAAGCGTTGGTCGGCGTTGTACTGTGTCATCTTCTGGTTGTAGTAGTTGCCCATGGCCGTCATGTCGGAGGCCTGCGCCTGAGACGCTTGCGCCTGCGCGTACTGCGTGGACGCGCCCCTGAGAGCCTTCTGCTGGCTCCAGTCCGCCGCCTGCCGCTGGTAGGCGATGGAGTGCGCGTTGCCCGCCATGTAGTTCAGGTACCCGTTGTTCGTCAGCGAGAACGTCGGCAGGTTCGCGAACCCGGTCATGGCGTCGAAGTGCTCGCCGAACCCATTCCACAGTTCTCGCGGCCCCGAGTACCGCGAGTACTCGTTGTGGTTGTCAACGGTGAACATGACACGCGGGTTGGGTGGGACGACATGGGCCCACTGCGTCACGTTGAACGACACGGAGTTGATCGACTCCGGGCGGATCAACAGCGGCGTTCCGGTGAAAGTGGTGAGTTCATACCACATATAGGGCGCCGTGTAGAACTTCCACAGATGCTTGTACCTGTCGGGTATCGACGTGTCGGTCCGGAACATGTGCGTCAGTTCAATGCTCTTGTTGTTCAGGAACGCATCGCCGAACCCCTTTGTCGCCACGAACACCTCAGCGTTGGTGGCCGACTTCCTGTTCTTCTTGTCGCCGGGATCCGCGTAGGAGACGTCGGGGAGTTTCGTCTTCTTGTCGGCGAGCTTGTCCCAATCGATGATGCCCTTAGGTATGGCAGTGATCGATACGATACCCGAGGAGACCCAGGGGGCGTGGGAGAGCGCGTCCATCATGGTGGTGAACGAGTCAACCGTCATGGCGTAGACACTGCACCCGTTGGGCAGACCCTCACTGATAGAGCCCTTCGCGGTGGTGAACGTCGGGTCGTCCTCCGTGCCGTAGTCGGACTCCAGGTCGATGCTGGAGGTGACGATCACGTCGTAGTCGGCCGTGTCGTACTCCTGCCCCTCGTCGGGGGAGGGGGTCGCCGCGATGAACTTCCGCCACGCATCCCCGACGATGTACTCGTCCCCAACGTCAATACCTTCAGGTACCGTCAGGTGCATACGCCCGAAATCAGTCCACTGGTCCTCAGCGGCGATGCCAAGGTGGCCGCGCTCCACGTAGCACCTGGAGATCTCGAACTCGTGCATGTAGGACTGCCAGACGTCGAGCTGCACGTTCAGTTGGGTGGTGTTCGGGGCGATGTACTCGACATCGCGGATGAAGTAGTAGAACGTGTTCCGCGAGTTGATGGCGTCGGCGTTGTTGCGGGCGATCACGTAGTTGAATTGGTTCGCCTTGCTGAAGGCCATGTCCACACGGATCGGGTGCCCTTGTTTGAGATAGGTGAGGTTGTTGATCGTCACCCACGACTTGTGCCGCCCGTGCTTGTTGACGATAGCATCGAAGGACTGGTCGTAGTCGTCCCACCACACGACGTCGCGGTAGGTGGAGTCCCATGGCACGTTGCACAGGATGATCTGCGTGCCGGGTGTCCACACGTTGTAGTCGAATGCGAGGCCGAAGTCGGCGGGCGTGCTTGCAGGATCGAGATGACTCATAATGAGGCAATCTTAACGAAGACCCCCGTAGATACGGGCGAGACCCCCGCGGTTGGACACTCCGCGGGGGTCTCTCAGTTCACAACCCTGAAGTCATCTCATACTCGGTTCTGAAGTATCCCCTTCCAGGTTGGGTTGTCCCCTATCGGGGCTGACGAGTGAAGAGTACACGCACCATGTAGTTGGTGTCAAGCCCTGCGCCCGACCATCGACGACGACGCTTTGGCCCGGCCGGGCGGTCGCAGCGGCGCTGCAACACGGTAAGCGTACAACACGACGGCCCTGCCACGACACCATCGTCGCAGCGGGGCCGTCGCACCCTCAACACACTTCCGCTCGCCTAGGAAGTGGTCCTAGTATATCACGCCTTCGGCCACAGAGCCTTCGAGGCGTCGATCTTGACAGACCACTCGAACTCGCCGCCGGCCTTCACAGCACCGGCACCAGCCTTCAGAGTGCCGCCTCCGGTGATCTTCCCGCCGATCCGGATCTCGGTGGCGGTCTCGTCCGCGGCGACGACGATCGTCCCGTCGTTGTAGACGCGAGTACGGCCGCTGTTGTTGCCCTTCACCCAGAAGTCAACGGGAATCTCCGCGTCCTTCGGGAGGTTGGTGCCCGCGATCGTGTAAGAGACGTAGCCGTTCTCCCCGGCCTTCAGCTTGTTGGAGTCCGAGATCGGGGTGCCGTCGGCGTGGCGCACGGCGTCCGGCTTGAGCTCCAGGTTGGTCGGGCCCGCGACAACCTTGTCGTCACTGGCGCCCGTCCAGAACTTCACCGCCGGGACGAACAGGGACGCGGAGATGATCTCGTGGTGGTGCAGCCAGTAGTTGGTGTTCAGCGCGCTCGGGTTGTACATCGAGGTGTTCTCCAACAGCGTGTCGCACACGACGAAGAAGTCCTTAGTGGTCAGGATCGCCTGCGTCTTATCGTCACCAAGGAGGTACCGCGGGATCTCGACGATGTTCTCCGTCATGATCTGCTTGTCGAGGTTGAACGCGGCGGCCCACGCATCGACGTTGACGCTCGCCATGGTCTCCGGGGAGGTCAGGAGCACAAGGTTGTCGCGCGAGCCCCACGTCGGCATGCGCGACGGCGTGTACTTGGTGTCCAGGAACTGGAGGTTGCCAGCGGTCGCCTGAACTTTCTTGATGAACGTCCTCACGTCGCCATCCGGAGCGCCGAGACCCTGGATGTCGGGCACCTGAATGTGGAAGAAGCCACCCTTCTCCTCGTACTTGGGGAGAAGGGAGCACATGAGGAGGAACTCGTCCCACGCGTCGGAGGTGATGGGCGACTGGAGCACTTGGTTGACGAACTTCGACAGGCCGTCCGACTCCAGGAACGCACGACGCAGGACGAGGTCATTGACCGAGATCTTGTACTTGTCCTTACGGCTGATTGTGTGGTACTGCGACTGCACGTCGGGCTTGGAGACGCCGAAGACCTCACCCTCCAGAGCGTCGCGCTCCTCGTTATACCCGTAGGCCTTGACGAGACCTACCTGGGCCTCCTCAATGTCGGAGCCGTAGGTGAGAGTGTTCCTCTTGAATTTCGCCAGCGGGTTCTGCCAGACGATGTCACGAGTGATGTACGACCCGACACGGTTGATGAGTGCGTCGCAGAACTCGTTCCACGCGGGGCGGTAGTTCGTCAGGCTGTTGAGCGCCTCATCGACATTCGCCTTGGTGACGTCCGGAATGCGTCGCTGGTAGTCGCTGGACGCGTCATACCGGATACGGTTGAGCATGTCCACGTTGTTGAACGGGCGGGGCTTCTGCGGTCCTGCCATGGTCACTCACTCTCCTGTTTGAAGAAATCATCGATGCCCCGGCCGTTTTCCGACTCGGAGTCCTCCTGCTTGTCGTCGCCCGTGACGCCGATCTGCGTCATAAGGTCATAGGCCTTGCTCTTGAGTCCCGACACGGTGTCGTTGAGCCCGCTGATAGTTGAGTTCAGCCCGTCGTTCTCTTCGACGAGACTATCGATCTTCGCGGTGGCGTTGTCGAAGTTCTCGCTCATCGTGTCGTAGGCGCCCTGGAGATTGTCGTAGATGTCCTCCGGAAGACCCTCCTCGGGCGGGTTCCTCAGCGTGTCGAGAAGTCCGTGAAAGTCCATTACCTCTCCTTTGGTATGCAGGTACGAGGCCAGGATAACAAACACCGGTCACCGTCCGACGACGCCAGGGGGCACCAACCCGATAGGGGAGTGGTCGGACTCAACCGGCGGCACCCACTCCACCTCACGCGCCGCCGGGCGGTCCGGCGTACTCGTACCGGAAGGTGGTCGGCTGTAGCAGCTGACCTCCCCTTACGGTGCGTGGTACTAGTTTACCATCGAGCACCATGTCACCCAGCATGTCGTCCACCATCACGCCCTTCAGAATTTTCTCCGGGGCCCCCGCCATGTGTATGACATGCTTCCCGTCGATGACCTCACCATACTGCTTGGAGCGGTTGTAGACGCCATACATGAAGGAGGCCTCGTGCGCCCAAGCGCCCAGACGGTTGTCATCGACGTCCAACCCCTCCACAGGCCGGTCGCCCTCGACGTGCAGTGAGTCAGTGTCGGCGTACAGGAAGCGGTCGCCGCACGCGATGGCGGCGCGGATGACGCGGTCACGGGCTATCGAGGTGACGAACACCGCCAACGGGACGTAGTTGGGCTCGTCCTCGGTTGAGGGCCCCGGCACGTAGTGCACATCCCCAGCATCGTCGATGACGGGTGTGCGCGAGCCGAGCGAAGGTGCATTGCCGAATTTTCCGTAGAGACTGTTCAGGTGCAACTTGGCTAGCTGACGCTTCACGCCGGTGGAGCTCTCCTTGATACGGCCCCATTTCTCGATGTACGCGTCGAAGACGTGGGTGCAGGTGTGGAAGGTGTAGCACCACTGAAGGACTTCGATCTCGAAGTCGTACAACTCTTGGAAGAGCTGGTAGTCGATGTTCGTGAAGGAGAGTGTGACACTCTCGCCTGTCTTCAGGTGCTCGCTGCCGCGGTAGCCGGGGGTGTTCTTCAGCTGAATGCACGGGATGCCCCCGGGCTTGAGGCGGAACGACACGGTGGCCCTGGCGACCCAGTATCCGGCATCCGGCAGGCCGTCGTAGTAGGGGAGTGGCTTGCCGCACGGGAGCGGCTCGTCGCGAAGAATCGACGGGTACATCGAGTTGACATCGTAGGTGCGCCCGGGACCGGACTTGTACCCCTCCTTGCCGACGGCCACGGCGGTGAACCCGC